AGACTAACATGGAACAAAACGACTTAGAATTCTTAAAACAATACATCGAGAGCCGTGCTAAGCACGGTTACTCTGATGAAGAGTTATTTGAGATGCAAGCATCATTCGGCCCAGACGAAGAAGTTGTTGACATCTTTACTGGCAAAACAATCAACATCTGGGGATCAAAATGATTAAAGACATATTGCATTTTGGTAAGTGGAAGACGATGCATAGCATCTGGGATCGCATGAAGATGTATAAGTACACGCATCCAAAGATGATTAAATTTGCTAAGATAGCTATTGTTGTGATTGGCGTGTTTATGTTGATCAATCACTTAGTAAACAAACATCACGGTAGATAACTTGCATTCAATCGTTAATCTGTTAATATCTCATATAGATCACTTAGACATGATCTTGTTGCTGGTGCCATTAGTTTTGTTGTTACTAATGGTGCTGGTAGCAATAATTCAAGTTGAAATAGAATTATATAAAACCCACAAGAAACCCAAACGAAACCCACCAAAAACCTAGCAGGTTATTTTCGCGCAATGAAATAAAATTTTCGCGGAAGAACTTCAAACAATAAACTCTAGTAACAAAATATCATTTACTTGTATACATTTAGCTAATTCACGATTACTATTGGCTGCTATGAGTGAATCAGTAAAGAAGAACGGTAGGCCATCTAAATATACGAGAGAGCTTGCCATCGATATATGCGATAGAATCAGTAATGGTGAATCGCTAGCATCGATCACGAAAGAGGACGGATATCCGCACAAGTCGACGGTGTACGAGTGGCTGTTGGATCGCCCTGATTTTCGCGACCTTTACACGCGCGCACGCGAGGACCAAGCTGACACGTTGGCAGACGAAATCCAGAAGATCGCGGACGAAGAGCCGATGTATCTGTTTGATGACAAAGGTAACAAACGCGTCGATAACGGTTACGTGTCATGGATCAAGCATAAGACAGACACACGCAAGTGGATCGCGTCCAAGTTGAAGCCGCAGAAGTATGGTGACCGCATTGGTGTTGAAGGCGTGAAGGACGGCGAGCCAGTAAAGATGGAAGTCACTGCATTGTTTGATGCGATTGTAGACAACTTAGAACTTACCAGACAAAACGAAGATGAATAACAACTGCGACGTAAAAGATTGTTTGTTATGCGCTCTTGGTCACGCACATAAGCATATGACGCTGAATGATCTCGTTAAGCACTTAACTGATTGCGTTAAAGATAATGACGAGCTACTCACAAGATTAGATAAAGCACCGTGTGTGGATGCAGACAAGATTTACACAGGCGCTAACTTTGATGCAGCTCACGAATACGAGTTGAATAAAAGCACTGGCGAAGTTCAGCGCAAGACATGAACAACTTAGCATCCGTACTTAAAGACGCGGATACTAAACGACAGTTCGCATCAATGCCGCTAGATAAGCAAAAGGCTTACGTGTGGCGCATGAACTGGCTAATGAAAGCACATAAGCATCAAGTGCTGCCACCTGGTGACTGGGCGATCTGGTTACTGCTTGGTGGTCGAGGTGCAGGTAAGACAAGAACGGCAGCCGAGCAGATAGCTTGGTGGGCCTACAGTCAACCGAAGACACGCTGGCTAGTGTCAGCACCAACTGCGATGGACGTGCGTGGAACGTGCTTTGAAGGTGACTCAGGCTTATTGACGATCATGCCAGACGAGATGATCGCAGAGTATAACAAGTCGCTGCTTGAGATTAAGCTGACTAACGGATCATTGATCAAGGGTATCTCAGCATCAGAACCTGATCGCTTCCGAGGTGGACAATATCACGGCGCGTGGTTAGACGAGTTAGCAGCATGGGATTACTTACAAGACGCCTGGGACATGATCATGTTATCAGTGCGGCTAGGACAGCAGACAAGGATCATAGCGTCAACAACGCCACGACCTAAAGACTTAGTAGTAGATTTAGTAGGACGAGCGCAGGATGGCTCAGGTGAAGTTGTAATGACTACCGCGTCAACATACGCGAACATTGCTAACTTAGCACCAAGCTTCCAGCAACAGATCCTACAGTACGAAGGAACGAAGCTAGGCCGACAAGAGATCTATGCTGAGCTGATCGATCCAGAAGAAGGCGGCATAGTTAAACGTAACATGTTTAAGCTCTGGCCACATGGTAAAGCGTTTCCTAAGTTCGAGTACATCATACAAAGCTATGATTGTGCTTACACTGAGAAGACGATCAACGATCCGACAGCTTGCTTAGTGTTTGGATTGTTTAAGCCAATGGACGGACCGATGTCAGTGATGTTGATAGACGCGTGGCAGGATCATATGCAATACCCTGACTTGCGCAAGAAGGTAAGAGAGGAATACGAGGTAAGCTATGGAGCTGACAGTGAGAATGACACAGGCGAATTTGTCAAGGGTAAGCGAGTTGATCTCATACTTGTCGAGGACAAGGCAGCTGGAATCAGTCTTGTACAAGATATGCAACGGGCGCATCTACCAGTGCGAGCTTACAACCCAGGGAAAGCGGATAAGGTGCAAAGACTATCGATTGTTGCAAACATTATTGCACATGGCCGCGTCTGGATCCCAGAGTCCAACAACAACAAGGGATACGTTAGGGATTGGGCAGAAGGCTTCGTGTCTCAGATATGTGCGTTCCCTGAAGCAACGCATGATGACTATGTGGATGCGTGTACGCAAGCACTAAGATACTTTAGAGACGCTGGCCTATTAAGTATAGATCCAGCACCGAGTGAAGACGATTACTATGCTGACGAAGAACCACAAGCACGTGTGAATCCTTATGCGATATAGAAGAAGAATACACGAACACACACGTAAGGTTAGAAGCTTAAGAAGTAGACGTGGCACAGTTAGATACTGGTATAAGGTTTGTCAAGAGTGGCAAATATAAAGTCACCGTGCAAGAGCGTATGCCAACTTATACCTGGCACCGAAACATGTAAGGCATGTAAGCGAACAGTAGAAGAGATAACAAACTGGTATGACTACACACCAGCACAACGCAAAGCTGTAGTAAAACGCATCAAGGAAGCGAATGGCAAAACTAGAGTTTGATTTGATGAAAGGACTTGAGGCAGCACTGGCTGAATCTATGGCCAAGAAATCAGGCGAGCTGATCAAGCCGTCAGTTGTACTTGCTCCATATGAAGGTAAGACACTCAAGACGTTGCAGTATGATCGCATGGCTGTAGATCCGTTAAGCGGATACCTCGGTGGCCCTGGCTTCTCAACGTTACGCTATCAATCTCCTATTCATGCAGACACACAAGCAGCTGCAGCGTTCTCAAATCAGACAGCAGCATCACGTATTGCTAACGCAATGAAAGACTACAAGCAAGGCGAAGTCATACACGCACCTATCATCGGATCAGAAATACAACACCGCGGCAACCCAACAAACTTTAAAATATTCCACAACAATCTACTCGACAAGATTGAGTCAGGCGAAGTAACACCTGAACATGTTAATACAATCAACGACTATTTAAACAAACAACAAGTCAGCAAGACGGTTGTACGTGATGGAAAAGAGGTAAAGATACAAGGGCCTTTATTTCCAAATAGAATAGACATCAGCGATCCAAACTTTAGTAACAGCGAAGTTAACCCAACAACATTTACGCAGCGTACAGTATTCGCTGACACGATTTATGGTAAAGGTGTAGGTGGATTAAAAGGACAGGCACATAACATCATGCCGCAATTGCAGAAATCAGTTGATCAAGCGATTGCTAATGCACCAGCTTATTCTGTTGGCCATAGACTCGTAGAGCTTAATCCAAATGTGCAATACAATCCTTTAGTACACGGTGACTATCCATATTACTTTGGCGGTGAAGATCTATTAGGCGAAGGTCATCCAGGCATGGAACCTATTCGTGCTGAGAACATGACAGACTTTGAAAAGAAAGTTTACAACGAAACACTTGGATCAAAGAAATTTCCAGAAGGCAGATCGCCGCAACCTATTGACTTCCGTACTAAAGAAGTAAGCCAAGAGATTTCACCTGAATGGTTACAGTACCTTAAAGACCGTGGCCAAAAAGATGGCGGATCAATACACATGGGTGCAGGTGGATCGTTAGCTGAAGCTATTGTTAAAGGCGTAGAAGAATCAGCAGGTAAAGCAGTTGCACCAAAAGTTAATCGTATAGACATGCACTTTAAAGATGTAACTAAACGCGTGCCTGAATTATCAAAAGGATTCCAGCAATTAACTACTGGCGAAATAACACCAGCAGGTTATGAAGCTCTTGTGAATCAATACAAGCCAGTAACACCATTTAGCTTTGTACCAAAACCAGCAACACCAGAAGAAGCTATTGGTGCGCTAAAAGAAAATCAAAAAGGTTTATACGGCGTTCCTTCACAAATACTACAAGAAGGCCATCCAGTAGGATTACGTTTAGACATTCCTGCATACACTAACAAAGGCGTATGGGTTCCAACTATACACGAACAAATATCTGGTCACGGCGCTGGCTTACTCATCGGACATGAAAGCGTAGCTCACGTTACTGATCCAACATTCGGCATGTCACAAAAGGCAGCCGCATCAATCGCTGGTGGCAATCCTAAAGGCACGATAGCAACTATCAAAGGCAACTGGAAGCCAACCACGCCAGATGAAGCTGTAGCAAAAGCCACAGAGATTATGAATGATCCTGAATGGATACAAGTTGGTATGGATCCAGAGCGTCACTCTCATTTTTATGATAGAGCAACAATGGAACCAGTAGTCGCTGGCAAAGAAGCAATACAAGTTGGCCCAGCAGTATTCGTAAAGAATCCAACATACGGAAAAAAAGAAGACTTCTTATACAAAGATGGTGGCCGCGCTTATGCACAAGGCGGTGGCGTACATATGGCTGATGGCGGATCTAACATGCAACAAAATGCTGTTGATCCTATTACTGCTTACTTTATGCAAAACATTAATCCAACTAATTTGGATATGATGCCATCACCTAGCTCATCATACATTCCACAAAAAATTACACCAAGCCCAAGCCAAGCAACGTTTAACAAAGTATCAGGCATTAGTCCAGTTACAAACATTATTAAAGAAGTTACAGGCGGTATACAAAATGGCGTGCAAAATCAGTTGCCAACAGATATACAGAATGCTTATAAAAACGGACCACAATCAATTAGTGACATAGGCATACGTGCAGCTAATTCACTTGCTGGATTCCCAATGGATATTGCTAATAGCTTAGGTTATGGCAATCCATCATCACCATACAACAACAATGTAGTTCCAAGTCAATCGCAACTTAACTACAACATGCCTGCAAAAAAACCAGCTCCATTAACTACAGAAGCGTTTAATGAAGCAACCATGCCGTTACAGTCAGGCAATAGCTATCCTGCATTAGAAACTGCCGCAGCATCTATTGGACCTGGCATAGCAGAAGATGTTGGATCTATTGGTAAGACAGCAGTAAAAAAAGGCGCTAACTTCCTTGGCCAAGAACTTGTAAACGCTAAAGGCGCTAACCGTAACCTTATCGGTAAATACTTAAACGCTATCGATCCTGAGTTAAACATTATCAAGCCACAAGGCGGCATGTTAGTTAGCGGTGAGAAAACATTAGATCAAGAATTAGCTCAAATTAAAAAAACAGGCGGAACTACTGACGAATATGGCGGTTATCAAAGAGATATTAATGGTGAAGCATTAAACAATTGGATTGATACAAAAGTTAGAAAGTATATTCGCAATCAAGCTGGCACAGAAAACGATCCAATACTTAAAGCGATTGAGTCAGGTGTAGAACATAACTTTTCTCCGTTAGTAGGAGATTCAAAATACTACATGGAACAAAAACGTAAACAAATTGGATTGCCTGAAAAGGGAATTGCTAAAACACCACTAGGTAAAGAGTGGGAGTACAAAGTTGATTCAACATTCGACCCTGTTAGCTCACAAGAAGTAAAAGCAATACTACATGATGAAAACATTGATAAACATTTTAAAGATCCTGCTACCGCAGAAAGATTTAAAGCTTCAAAAATTAGAACAGAACATGACCTTCCGATTCAATCAACTAAAGACCTTGAGTTAATCAATCATATACCTGATGAGTATATATACCATATTGGAGTTCCTGACATTGGCCGCAGATTAGGTCTTGATCATGTATCCGATGTTCTTTATGAAGACTTAACAAACGGAAAATTAAAACCTGAACATCTTGATCAAATGTCTATTGAAAAAGCAATTAGACACACGGCAGCATACGACGCAGAAAAAGCTAGGATAGCAGCTAAAGCAGAAGCTGACCGTATTAAAGATTTACCAGTTCCAAGAGAATACGGTAAAGACTTTAGATGGATTGAATTAAAACATCCTACCGATCCAGCAATTACTAAAGCAGCTCTTGAGTCAGAGGGCAATCAAATGGGCCACTGCGTTGGTACACAGCCTGACTACTTTAAAGGCGTAATGAATGGAGATAAACAAATATTTTCATTAAGAGATGCTGAAAATAAACCTCATGTAACTATAGAAGCTCAAGTTAAAAGAGATCTTGATAGATGGTTAGATGCAAATAAAGAAACAATAGCTAATGATCCTGAATTGTCACAAAGAATATTTACAGATGACTTTGATGAAAAATATCCAAGGACAAGAATGGACGATCAAGAACTAATAAATATGCACATTGGAAACATGAAACATATCATGAATAAAAAAGGACTTCCAATTAATGAGGATCCTGGAGCTTACATTGATCTTGCACAAATTAAAGGTAAGAAAAATTCAAGACCAAAAGAAGAGTATCAGCCGTATATCAATGACTTTATACAAAATCCATTCCTTGACCATGAAATTGTCGATATTAAAGATTTAAATCACACAAACTTATTAGATCCAAATTCAGTTGGCATTCATGGAATAGTTCCTAAAGATATCCATTTTCATCCTGATGTAGAAAAAATTGTAAAAAATCATTCATTAGAAAATTTAAAAAATGTTAGTGACAATCCA